TCTAATTTACAACCTAACTCTAAACCATTCCTCTCAGCCCAACCGCTCCTTAACTCAATTGCATACATACATGGACTATTAACAAAGGTAGTCTCTTCATCATTTGCTCTTAAACGATGCATCTCCATTACACGCATCTCATTATCAAGAGCGATCAAATCTAAATCATATGGAACATCCTTCATCCAAAATCCTAAATTCATCTTCCCAGGATAAATAAAAAACTTCCCATAATCATCTTCAGGTTCCGGCTCATGCATGAATCCCTTCTCATGCTCCGAACTCCTTGTTAAAAAATGTAATCGTATATTCTTCCCATTTAATCTAGCAGAATGAACATTCGCATATCTACGCCAATTCTCAAATATTTCTTCTGTTGTTTTCATGGTTGTGTATATTTTATCGAAATAAAGCGGTTATAAAATCTTTAATCTGTGTTTCGCCAGAAGAAGAATTTAAATATTTCTCTACGAATTCTTTGTTACTTGTGTTTCCTTGTTCTTTATTCATATTAAATGTTTTTTGCCAAGTAAACATTGCATTTAATGGAGCATCAAACCCAAATAAAGAAAAAACTTCTAATAATCTTGAAGCTACTTCTTGTGCTTGGTAATGCTGACCTGTTACGATTACTCCACAAACTTTACCCTGTAAAGGACTTTTTTCTTTATAGACAACAACTCTATTTTCTAGAGTATTCATACGTTCAATTATTTTTTGTAAAAGAGCAGAATGATTCATCCAACGGTTTGAAGTTGAGAAAATGATTATGTCAGATTCAAATATAGCATCATAAATAACAGGCATTTCGTCTACTCCGCCATATTTCTCTGGTTCCTCAACTGAATTATAATGTGCCCAACAGCGATATTTCCCCGCATCATAACTGGCACAATTCTTTGCACCACCAGAATAACATGAAAGATTTTCTACAATATGAAGATCGTTTGCATTGATAAATTTTATGCTATGTCCTAATTTTTCAAAAATATCAAGAACTTTTTTTAAAACTGCTACCGAAGCAGCGTCTTCTTCTTTGTGTGTTGTTGTACTAATTCCTAATATTTTCATATCATTATTTCTTTCTTTAAGAATTTAAATATATAATGCCATATAATTTTTTGCTCTTTATATGAAGAGCCAAAAACCCATATTTCTATAATATTTTTATCTTTTAATTTAACATTAATTTTATTATTATTTAGTTTTTTTAAATTTTTAAAATCAATTAAATGATTAGATTCAAATGCAAAATAACCATTTTTAGCATTTTTTTTAATATCTATAAAAAAACTTTTATAATCTTGCCATGGTAAGACATAGTTTTTATTTATATAAAAATATTTTTTTCCGTTTTCGACATTAGAAAAAATAATTCCAGTTTTTATTTTTTGTTCATCATTTATTAAATGATTCCAAATTTTTTTTATTTTTTGTTTTTTATAAAAATGTCCTTGACAACTTGGATATGTTTTTATATTCAAATTTTGGAATAATAAAAATATCTTTTTCAAGAAAGGATCAACAGTTTTTAATAAAACTTTTTTTTTCGGCTTAGAAAAATTTTTTTTTGGAGTATGATAATACCAGAGTTTATTATTTGTAATATACCAATCTTTATTTAAGAATTTATCATGAGTTATAAATTCAGAATAAAAATACATACATCTAAATATAAAACAAATTTTTGTATTTTTTAGAATAATATATTTTAATTTTTAAAAAAAATATAAAGAAATGTTAAAAATGCTAAAATTAAACCATAAATAACAATTTCAAAAAAAATAAACCAATGATTTAAAATATCTCGTATAGAACGATAAAAGTTTTTTATTTGTTTAAAAAACATTTAAGACCCATAACATTAATTATGGGTCTTCTAATCATGACTTTTCCTTTTTCATTTCCTCTTCCCAAATTTCTTCTGCTGCTCTAAGAAAATTTTTTGCATTTTCTCTACTAGAAAACTTGTCAGCAGTATTCCTAAAGGCTGCCAACATCATTTCATTTGCGTTCTCTAAATGCAAAGTAGAAAATCCAACTAACGGAGAAGAAATAAGAATGATGCAATACTCAATCATTCTTGAAAAGAATCTATTCCTTATAGGATCGATATTAGCAATATAATATGCTCGCCTTGAAATAGCGAAGAAAGAATGATAAAATACAATTCCTTTAGAGAAGAAATAAAGGAAAATTGCCAGCAAGATCATTAGTAGATAACTCATTTGTTTTATGTTCCTTTCTTTGATAATAATAGAATATCATCAAAATAATAGAATATAAACAAATATAAAAATAATCTTCAATCAATAAAAATTTTCTATAATAGAAATGGTTTGTTCAGGATTTTTTGTTTGCCAAGAATTAGGACGACAAGCTTCATATATTGTATGATCGTTACCATTTATTTGACATCTATCTCCTATAAAGAAGACTTGATATTGTTGAAAATATCTTAGGGAATAAGTTTTATCCCAGCCTTTTGGATAAATATCAAAACTTGTTTCGCCGCCAAGATTTATAACAAGATTTTCTAAACCTAATTTAATAAATTCATCACGAGCAATGCATAATAGAGGAAGACGTATTGAATTGTCTTTATCTAACCGTTCCCATATTTCTCTTTGATGAAGATTTGCTGATCTACCAATCGGACACCAATTTAACATAGAACCACGATATTGAAAAAAATTACCAGTTAATGGTAGCTCTGGATATTGATTTAGTATATGTAGCTGAGATTGTATGCAGAATTTTATTAATTTATTGTAATGTTCCTGTCCTAGTTCTTGAATCATATTAATTTCAAATTTTGCACTATCTCCTTCTTCTAAAGAATAGTATTTTGTTCCATTGCACGGAAGCCAATGAATCTTCTTTTTAAGATCAGAATCAAATAGTATTTTACATTGTTCCTTGATATAATCAAAATCAGAACCAGAGACAATTCCTATCTCATAACCTTTTGAATAAAGGGTTTTTAAACTTTCTAAAACATTAGATTCCATCTGTTTGCGAGCAGGAGTTAATGTTCCATCCATGTCAAAAAGAACTATTTTTTTCATTTTTTTTCTTTTTTCAATTCATTTTCTTTGTTTTCTTGTTTAGCCTTTGCTAAAGCTTCCATCCAAATTTTTTGGAAATATCCTATTGCTGACATTTATTAAACTCCATCTCTCCAATGCTTATAGCATCTGGCTTCATAAATATCTCCGCCTCCAATTAAAATTTGCTCTTTTGAATCTGTTGTCTTTTTTCTATATGTTCTTGTTGCTTCTTTGCCACAAACAGAACATTTTGCTTTTAATTTTATTACATTATCAGCTTTTATTAACAATAAAGGCATAGAACCAAAAGCTTTACCATCACTATCCATATCCAAGCCAACAGCAACAACATCAATTCCTAAATTAAGATAAGCATCTACTACGTTACCGATTTTATTAAAAAATTGAACTTCATCTATAAATAAAACATCAACTCCGTTTAGTTGATTTAAAGATGGAAAATCATCTGGATGCAATTTCATTACAGGCAAACCAGTCATATTTTTTAATGAAACTTCATCGTGAGTAATGATGTCTTCTACAGAATAACGATTATCAATTGCTGGTTTAATAATCAATGGTTTTAAACCAATAGATAAGGCATTACCTATTTCGCCAATTAGGTGAGAAGTTTTGCCACTAAACATGGGACCAGTTATTATAGTTAATTTTCCATATTCCATATCAAAATTGCTCCGCTTCTGTACTATCTTTCAACGCAACTGTTGAAGCACCATTTTGAACCGTATTTTGAACATAATCAAAATATCCGGTTCCTACAAAGCTTTGATGCTTAACTGCTCGAAAACCCTCATCCTGCATTGCAAACTCTCTCTGCTGCAACTCAGAGAAACCTAACATACCATTTTTCTTATAAGCCTTGCTTAACTCAAACATAGACGTATTAAGAGAATGAAAGCCGGCAAGAGTTATAAACTGGAAACGATATCCCATAGCAGCCAACTCTTCTCTAAACGTTTGCATCTGTCCACGATCCAAATACTTTGACCAATTGAAACTTGGTGAACAGTTATAAGCAAGTAGCTTGCCTGGATATACCTTGTGGATACCCTCTGCAAAGGCTCTAGCAACCTCTAAATCGGGTTTGCTTGTCTCCATCCATAGAAGGTCAGCATAATGAGCATAAGCCAATCCACGGGCTATACAGCTCTCCAATCCATTACGGATACGATAGAAGCCTTCTCCGGTTCTTTCTCCGGTGACAAATGGACGATCTCTTAAATCTATATCGCTTGTTATAAGATTTGCAGCCTCGGCATCTGTTCTGGCAACTACAAGAGTAGGAACGTTCATTACGTCAGCGGCTAATCTAGCTGCAATAAGTTTAGCGATAGCCTCACTTGTTGGAACAAGAACCTTGCCGCCTAAATGACCACACTTCTTTGCGCTGGATAGTTGATCTTCAAAATGAACACCAGCAGCACCCGCTTCAATCATCATCTTCATTAACTCATAAGCATTTAGATTACCACCAAAGCCGGCTTCTGCATCGGCTACTATTGGCTGCATCCAATCTTTACTATTATCCCCATTTACACTATCAATCTGTTCGCAACGCAAGAGAGCATTGTTGATTTTTTTAACAACGGCTGGAACGCTATCAATAGGATAAAGAGATTGATCTGGATACATATGTCCTGCAAGATTTGCATCTGCTGCTACTTGCCACCCGCTCAAATAGATTGCTTCTAATCCAGCAGCCACTTCTTGAATAGCTTGATTACCGGTTAGAGCGCCAAGGGCGGCGACATATGATTGATTGTTAAGACGCCTCCAAAGTTTATTTGCTCCAAGACGGGCAAGGGAGTGTTCTATTACAACCTTACCACGAAGCTTTAAAACATCTTCGGCGGTATATGGACGGACAATGCCATTCCAACGTGGGTTCTCTTTCCAATCTTTCTCAATGGTTTCTTTATCGTAAGTCATATGAAACCATTATGCAAGTTAGATTTATATTTGTAAATTAAATAAATTTAAAAAATTTATTGAAATATTATTAAAATAAATCATGACTACTTATAATAAATTATTTTAGGTTTCTATATAACAAGAGCAAAATTTATATTCAATAGACAAACTGGTTTCAATCAAATTAGAAGTGGAGAACAAGATGAATCTGTTGTAGAATTTGATGTCGATGCAATAAGATTAACATCTGGTTCAATAATTGAATACTATCCAGAAGATCCTTCTCAATGGTCAACAGTTCCTACTAATCTTGTTCAGGCGGTAGATTATCTTGCTGCTGGAAGTGGATCTGGCGGTGGAGGTGGTGGCTCACCTGGTGGAGCTAATGGTGATATACAATATAAAGTAAACGCCACAACTTTTGGCGGCGCATCAAAGATTAGATTTGTTGGTGGAGATGTATTTGTTACCGGCTCTTTCCTAGGTGATTTAGTTGGAACTGCAAGTTATGCAACTAATGCTGCAAGTGCATCTTTTGCATCTTCGGCATTAAGTGCCTCATATGCAACTAATGCTGAGTTTTCTTGGCAACAAGCTATATTTGTAGCTAAAAATGGAAATAATAGTATAGCAGATGGAACTTTAAACAAACCATTCCTTACGATATCTGGTGCCATGGCATCAATTAACGATGCTTCTCCATCTAAAAGATATATTATAAATGTTAATCCAGGTGTATATACAGAAACCGGTGTATTTGAATTAAAAGCTAACGTTTTTATCAATGGATTGGACAGAAATACGGTTAGAATAACTCCAACCTCTTTTGCTTTAAATCCCGATTTTAGTGGCTCCGCTGCTATAGATAATCGTTCTGGATTTAGCAATTGCACACTTAGCGGTGCTTGTGATTTCAATTGGGCAACAGTAACATCATCTGCCGGAAAATTGTTTTTTCAAAATTGTAGCTTTAATAGCAATGTTAGTTTTACTGGACATAACAATGCAATCGCACAGATGGCAACATCAAACTGTTTATTCTTTGGAAGTTGGACAAATTCCGGAATTAATGCAGGAACCCATCAAGGAAATATTCATTATGGTGCTGTTAACTTAAATCAGCATCCTTCTTTACCAACAATTTTAAATGCTAATGGCGGCGGCGCATCTACGACAACGGTAACTACAACGGTAAGTGATTTTAATCGTCGGTGTGCATGTTTCTTCTATTCTTTCTGGGCAGGTACCTTAACTATTGACGGTCCTTCCAGCTATGTGGATGCAACAGAAAGTTCATTGGCTACCGCCGATCCAACAACACTTAATGGTGGAACATTTGTTCCTATAAGAACTGCTGTTACCCGTACATTAAGTAATCTAACAAATCCAACAGCAATTAATGCAAATTTAGTACCAGATGTAACAAATATTCGTTATAATGGTGATTTTGGAAAACAATGGCTTTTTAATTTTGCAAATGTATACGGAAGTACCGGTACAGAAATGTATATTATAACAATGCCATCTACATTTGGAACTAGTAATACCGGAAGAGACATATGGTTATTGCCAGACGGATATGGATTAAATGCAAATGTGAATGGTGGCAATATAATACTTGAAACTGCTGCTACGTCTGGAACCGGTTCTAGAGGCGCTATAATATTAAATGCAAGACAGATTGATGCTTCTGGTTCTCTAATTAGAAATCTTGGAACTCCGGTTACTGGAAGCGATGCAGCAACAGCAAAGTATGCAGATTTATTTCCAACTGGTTCTACGGGATCTCGTCCTTCTGGACCTGTAACTGGACAAAGATTTTTTGATACTACATTAGGAATTCCAATATGGTTCAATGGAACAAATTGGATTAATGCTGCTGGAACTATAGTTTGAAAAGGAATACATTATGTCACAAAAAAGATTACCAACACCTATTCCACTAGAACCTTCTCCCCCATCCCCACCTAGAGAAAATCCTCCTCCAATTGTTCCATAACTTAAGCTGATTTGAATATTAAGATATATTTTAAGCCGTATTATAATATAAGCTATATTTAAAATAGTATGTTTCATGTATCTAAAAATGGAAAATATTATAAATTTGTTGGTACAGATGGATTCAATTTTGACATGTGCCCACCAGAAGTGTTTGAACCAACAATATCTAGTTTAATATTATCTTATGACATATCCATTTCAGCCTCCTATGGAGGAAGTGGCACAAATATAATAGATTTACAAGGAAATAGTAATGGAACTCTTGTTAACTCACCAACTTACACTTCTGATAGTGGAGGTATATTAACATTTAATGGTGTTAATCAAGGAATCTATACAAACACCTCATTAAACTCACTTTTCCCAGGAACTTCTCCAACTAAATCCGAAGCTCAATCAATATTCACCTGGATATATCCAATCTCACAAGGAAATATAATTGTAGAACGTGATAATGCTGGTTTAAGTGATGCTGGGTGGTTTAATAGCGATATCGACGTTGTTAATGTTGCTGGTGCTGCACAATTTCGGTTTTCCGCTTGGCATGGCAGTCTTATTTCCCGTGTCACCTCATCTCAAACATTTAATAACTGGTATTATGCCGGGTGGACATATGATGGCACCACATTAACCGGATATGTAAATGGAATTTCAGTTGGCTCAGTTGCATTAAACAGATTGGCACCATATAATTCTGGTCAAAATTTCTATTTCTCTATAGGTTCTTCAACTGCAACTAACATGGGAGTTGCTTCATATGCAAATATGAAGTTTGGTAGCTTTCAAGTTTATAATGCAGCTCTAACAGATACTCAAATATTGCAAAATTACAATTCTACAAAAACTAGATTTGGTCTATGAATAAAAATAATATAAAGTTTAGTAATTTATTAGAATCTATTACACACGATGTAGTTATCAAACTTTTAGAAAGTAGACAAAATACAATTTCTTCTGATGAAATTAGGAATTCTATAGAAAGATTACCAAAAGATCTTAGAAATAAATTTCCTGATATAAATCATATAACACTCAGAGCGGGGGAAGAAATATTGCCATTTACTTTAAAAAAAATATGGACGAAACATCCAGAAATACTCCAAGATGGAGATAGCTTCCATTTTGGTTTGCATTTGGGAAATGTATTTGAAAATCAACTCCCATCTGAAACGGAAATAAAAGATATTCTAAATTATATTAAACAATACATGAGTAATAGAGGATGGTATGTTTTCTCTTGGAATCTTTCAGGCAGAGGAGAAACTCTACAAATACAAATAATGCCAGAAAAAACTGAGCGATTAAAAGATATTCCTAATGTTTTATATCATCTAACAGATACAATCAATATCCCGTCAATAGAAAAAAAAGGATTAAAATCAAAAAGTTCTTCAAAACAAGAACGAATTTATGGTTCTAGAGTATATCTTTTTGCAGATAAAAATTTATTAAACCAGCAAATTGAACAAAATATCGAAGCGCACAAAGAAGGCGGCTCCTGGAATCCTATGTTAACAAAAACATTGGATATGAGTGTCATTTCTATCAATGCAGAGAACCTTAAAAAAGGTACAAAATTTTATAGAGATCCTGAATTCGGTGGTGCCCAAGGAGCTTACTATACCTTCTCAGATATTCCAAAAGAAGCTATATTAAAAATTGAAAAAGTTAAAGTTTGATTTTTCAATACGAAGTTTATCAAATATAAAATAAATCTGATAAACAAAAATATAAAACGGAGTTTTAAATGACAAAAGCAAGATTTATCTTTGATAGAAATACAGGTTTTAACCAAGTTAAAATTGGCGACGATATCGATTCTACCATTTCAGCAAATGTTGATAGCGTATCGCTAGATATTGATGATATAACTTTAAATGGAAATGTAACCGTTAATGGTTCAAGCAGCCTAGAAGCTGTTTCCGAAGCATTTATTGAACTAGAAGACGCTACAGGTGTTGTAGCCCATGATTGCACAAATGGTCATGTATTCTATCACACAAGCCCCGATGCAAACTGGACAGTTAATCTAACAAATCTAAACCTTGCTAGCGGATATGCCACAAGCGTTACCCTTGTAATCATTCAAGGAGCTACAGCTTATATCCCAACCGCAGTTCAAATCGGCGGAGCAGCACAAACATTAAATTGGCAAGGAAATGTTGTCCCATCCGGAACAGCAAATCGTCAAGATGTTGTCTCATTCAGCATTCTTAATGTTGGCGGAACATATAAAGTTCTTGGACAACTTGTTTCCTTCTGATAGGTGATATATGTTAAGTTCATTTCAAGCAAGATTAATTCCAGGCATTAACGCAGGTTATCAACCAGGCGTTTACAAAAGAACATATACTGGCAACTACAACGGAGTTACCACATGGTTTGCTACTGCAACATTAACTGCAACAAATAAAATTGTTGGCTCAATAAATGATGATAGCATTCCTATTAATACAAGTTATCAATTCCTTGGATATTTTAAAGCTCCATATTCAGAAACTTTTACTTTCAGTATGACAAGTGATGATAAAGGTTTTTTTTGGCTTGGAACTAACGCACTACAAGGCACTTTCGCTGCTGGAAATGCTTTTATTGCAACAGATGTTAATACGGTTTCAAATACTGTTGCATTAACTGCTGGGCAAATTTATGCATTCCGTATTCAAGTTGGAAATGGTCTTGGTCCAGGAAATATTAGTCTTTCTGTTTCCAGCCCATCCTTGCCGGTTACTTCTAATCTCACCAGCTTAAGCCTCTTTAATCCAAATACACTAGGTATCTGATTTTTTATCAACTTGTAAATAATAAATGCCGTTCCTAAAAAGAACGGCATTTTATTTTTAATAAATAAAAAATAAAACCCTAATGCGATCAAACATCAGGGTTCTTAAAAAGAAGATAGTGTAGTCCTAATATCTCAGGTTTCCCTCCATCGGTTTCTACTTCGCTGCTATCACAACGAGCCTTCCAGGCTTTGGAGTTTTTATTACAGGAGCAACCCTGCTTCAATCATAAGGAAACTAACCTTACTAGCCATTAGCTATTTGGCACGTCATTCTCCATTTCCTGGGCTCGAACCAGGGACCATTCGGTTACTTTACCACTATAATTTTCACTACCCTTTCGGTTTGTGGTCTGGACTATCCCATTACCCTCGTCTTTCTCGTTAGGGTATTGCCCCTCTAGTCTCTACACCTTCCCTTTCGGGCTTGGCTCGGGATTGTCATCAGCTTTACCTGTTAAGAGTTCCCCGAATTTGGGCAATTTATCATTCACCAGTTTCTTGATGAAGCTGCCAACTGACAGCCGAACGCTCTACCAACTGAGCTAAAATGGAATACGCAAACAAATTATTTCAAATTTAACTTCTTTAATCTCTTATGTACAGCAACATCTGAACAACCTAATTTTTCTGCTATTTTTACTATCGATAGTGTTTTCAACAATTGAGGCAAATCAATCTGATCCCAATCGATCTTTCTGCCAATATAAATCTAATATAACATATTTTTATTGAATGTGTACTAGATTTGAAATTTTTGATAGTACGAGTTTCCCAGTTTTACAAGACTAAAGAATTTCTCGCTTATCGTTCTATCCACGATCTCTTTCCCGAGAAGGGGCTTTGTCACCAAATTAATGAAGAAGAAAGTACTACATCTTTCCGGTTAGACAGGTCGCCTCTGCCCATCTTTAATCATCATATTAAAGAATACATATAATGTAACCGACTCCCAAGAGTAAACTCTTGTTTTTCTTTCGTCATTGCTACTATTAGTAAGACTTTATGCAACAACTACTTACGGCTTTCTTAATCCTATTACTTTGTCGGAACCTCTAAGATGATGAACGGTCCATAGAACAGGATTTCTTATATATTAAGTTTTCAATTAACAACTCAATTATTCAATTGAGCATATAGTATATATACATAGTTTCTTATAAAATGTAAATCATATAAAATTTTTATTTAATCGGATCAAAAAAAACTCTTGGACTAATATCTTTATTCAAAAGAATCCAACCAATTTTATTTTGGTAAAATACCTTAATTTGATATGAATTAACAAGGGGAGTATTAAAAAGAAAATACATACTATTCTGCTCTTCGGCAAGAACTGTCTTATAGTCAGGTTTTTCTATTAACATAACTATAGAACCCTTCTGAAGAGATATCCAATCCTTAGCAAGAGAAAGAAATGGATTGTTTTTATTTCTTTCCCGCCAATTATTGTTATAAATTTTATGTTCCCGTGCAGAAACTTTCTCTATTCCAAAATTATGGAAAGAAAGTTGTATCCCCTTTTTTAATTCATAAAGGTTGCCAACTCTCCAAAATCTCTTGCCACCTGGAATATGCTCCAGATATTCTATTTTCTTATGAGATTTCTTTTTGTTCTGTGGATGCTCTGTCATTGCTGCTGTCAATTGCTTAATTTTTAATTTCATTCATTAAACCCAAGCAAGGATACAATGCAGAATGGATATAATAAACAAAATCCAAATAAACGCATCTTGCTATATCTCGAATTCATTAAATGCGAACCAATCCAAGCAAATGGAAAAGTTATAAACATAAGAATAATTGATAACAAATATAACAATGACCCTACGGGAATTCGAATCCACGATAGCAAGAGTGAAAATCTTGAGTCCTAACCATTAGACGATAGAGCCATTTTTAAGAATTAAAATATTTTAAACGATTAAATTTTAAAGCGCAAGATCTGCCGCAAAATACATTTTCTGTTTTTCTTTTTTTATCTTTACTGAATTGTTTTTTGCATATACCACATTCATATGTATATGCAGGTTTATATCCATCATATAAAGTATGAAATTTATCTGTTTTATACTTTAACTTTACATATTCAAAATAAGATTTTAAATCATTTTTGTATAAAACTTTTATATCATATCCTTTTTCTTTTGCCAATTCACATTTAGATTGTACTTTTTCTAGATTTTCATATCCTTTTATTTCTATAATTTGTTTTTCATTAATCAAAAAATCTGGATAATATTTTATTTGTTCGTTAGCTATAAACCCAGAAAAACGTTGAAATAAAATATTGTGATCTAGATTATAGATCACCCAGCAAAGTTCATAAGTTGAACCACAATATATACCTTTATAATATCCTGATTTACTTCTTCCAGAACGTTCTCTATATCCTCCCCCAGCTTTTACTTTAAATTTTTCACAGCATGATTTAGAACAAAATTTTCTATTTTTTTTCGATGCGGAAACTTGAAAAGTTTTATTACATAAACATATTTTATCTATTATTTTTGATAATCTATTGCGATTTGCTTCTAAAACTTTTTTGCTATTTTTAGCTGTTTGAGAAACTTTTCTTTTTTGTTCTTCTGTCCATACTCTACCGTTTGCACATTTTCTACTGCAAAATGTTTTAATATTCTTTTTTCCAAAAACAGAAAAGAAGTTTGACATTTTTTACATATTAAATTTATTTCTAATTGCATATATTAATTCGTCCCTGGAAAGACTTGAACATCAAGTTTATTTTAAACTAATTTTTAATGTTCAAATCCATATTTATATGCGGAACCTGGATGATTGGATTCGAACCAATATTTTCAGATCCATTTACGGATAAAAGCTTAGAAGGCTTCCTCGTCTACACCCAGAAATTTATGATAGTAACTTGTTTAAATTGTCAAACTATTTTTAATAAAAATAAATCTCAAACTCGCAAACATCCAAATCATTTTTGCTCTCGTTCTTGTTCAGCTACTTACAATAACAAAGGAAAACAAAAAAATAAACCTATTAAAATTATTTGTAAATATTGTTGTATAAGTTACTGTAGAGATATGGAACATAGAAGTAAAATTTTTTGCAAAAATTGTAAAATAAAAAAATTAGAACGTTCTGATTTGTTTAAAAAATTAACATATAAAGAATATGTCGAAAGAGAATCGTTAAAAAATAAACATCCATCTTGGAAACATTCACAGATAAGAAATTTCAATAGAACATGGAATAAAGAATTAACAAAATTATCGTGTCAAGTATGTAACTATAAAACACATATTGAACTTGCACATATCATTCCAATTTCTAATTGGAATGCAGAATCAACTTTAGGAGAGATTAATTCTCCTAAAAATATTTTGGTACTTTGCCCCAATCATCATTGGGAATTAGATAACAATGTTTTATCTTTAAAAGATATTCCTTCAAGGAAGGAATAATTTCTTCAGTTACTCAGTAAGTTCATGTATATCATACAGAATTGAGAATGTAAACTGTTTTTAATTTTGAAAATAACGGGTGATGGATTTGCACCACCGATCTTTGCGTTATGAGCGCAACGAGATACTACTTCTCCAACCCGCATCATTCATTATACTAAGATGCCTACATTAAATAGTATAATATGAAAAATTAATTTGTATCAAACTCTATTGTAATCATCTTCAAATCTTGTGATATCTTTTTCATCACAAACGCCCATTTGAACTTCAATCAATTCTATATCTTTTGTTGCAGTAATTCTATGTTTATGTTTTTTAGGAACAAATATATGACCACCAGTCCCTATAAAACGCTCTGTATCTTCAATTTTAACAGTTCCAAATCCAGAAACAATGACCCAATGTTCATCTCGTTGTTCATGTGATTGTAAAGAAATTCTACAACCCTTTTTTATAAAGAGTTTTTTTACTTTGTATTTTTCTCCTTCTTGGATTGTTTCAAACCAACCCCAAGGTCTTTCTTCTCTTACAACCGTTACTTCTGTTTTTATTTCTTTTGTTTTAGCCATACCTCTGAGTTATTACAGATGATTTATAAAAGTCATATCATCTGCACCTTCCGAAAAAACTACATTAATATTATTTCTTTCCCTAGCCTCATGTACAAGCCAATTTTCAAAATATTTTTTGCTAGAGAATTCTATTAAAGTATTATGCTTATATATGCCCCACGCACCTACTTTTTCCAAAATATCGCCCTTGTTAACAATTAAAGTATTAACACCATTCATCTGAATACCGCGCTGAATAATATCCCAGTTAAGCCAATTAACTTGACGCCTTCTTCCTGTAGTCGCTCCAAACTCCTGTCCTGCCTCCTGGATGCGGTTAAAAACCTCTCCAGATGGTTGGAACTGCTTGGCACCTACATAGGTGTCATAAGCCTTTACGACGCCATATACGCTCCCTATATGCCTATGGTGAAACCCATTGTTGAGGACTCCTCCAATTCCACAATGACTGCTCGTAACATATGGATAATCTCCCCAATCTATATCTAGATTAAAACTCTGTGCCCCTTCTGCAAGAATTTTAATAGGCATATCAGAATTATAAAACTCTCCATACATATCGGTTAAAAAAGGTTTAAGTTTTTCATCTCCCTCCGCTCTTCTACCCTTACGAGAATATTTTGAAGAATAGGCAGGACCATTTCCGGTCTTGGTTGTACCAATACGTGTATCGCCGCTATCCTCAATTAAATGTTCTTCTGTAACAAGATGAGTGTTTTTTGCAATTCCAATATTAATTTTCTTACCAAGATTATCTTGGAGATAATCTACTTCTTCAAGAAATTTATTTGTATTCAAAACACAGCCGGGTCCAATAACAGAACGTATACCATGAAATACCCCAGAAGGAATAAGATGAGTTACAAATTTCTTTCCTTCATGATATATGGTATGACCAGCATTACCACCTCCACCAAATCTTAAACAATGAGTATAGGCACGTTTAGCGAGTAAAGCATGAGATACTTTACCTTTTCCGCTGTCTCCATGTGCCAAATCTATTACAACATCAATTTTAATATTATTATTCATGCTTAAAGCATACATGAATAGAATATGATGTTTAAACAGTTAAATCAATAATTTCTCATGAAAGAGGTAGCCATGTTCTCTTCAAGTAAGATATCGTTTAAAGGTTTTTGACCTTCTTGATAATTGAAGGAATAAACTTCTACAAGCCAACGACCATATTTCTCTTGCTTTAATTGTTTACCATTATGACTTTTAACAATAATATATCCATCTTTAGAATTTTCATCAATCCATTTTTGGACACGAGCTTTTGTTGCAAGACCTCGCTGTAATTCGTCTTTGTTTTTTGGACGAGATATTTCTGGTGCATTGATACCTTGCAATCGGGCTCTTACATTTAAAGCTAAATCAAAACCAAGATCTATTGATAAATCTAAAGTATCTCCATCGACTACACGATTAACTTTAGCCTTATAATAATATACTATATCAGATTTTATTGTCATAAATCCCCCTTAAATTTAAATAAGAAGGATAAAGATTATTATATTTTTATAATAAATCTGAGATAGAAAAAAATAAAAATATCAATATTTTGATCAAATAAAATCAATATTTTTGATTCCAAGAATCTATCTTAGATAGTAATTCTTCTAAAGATAGAATTGAATTATAATTTTTACTTATATTTTCAGTATGTTTTATAATTCTACAATTTGCAGGATGGGAAATGATTTTAGGATCAATTTTGTTAATCCAACCATCTCTTACGGAATACATGTGATCTCTACTTGCACCATTTAAATTATTTTTTTTATTAGAAGGACTATACCAGCCTAATTTTTCAATTAAGGTAAAATCAAATTCTTTAGGATAATCATTCAATGAAAATTTGAATTGACATAATTTTCTATATTCGTCTAGAGAATATTCATATGTTGAATTTTCATCATATTTTGGCGTAATTTTTTGATAACAGTTTAAAGAACAGTATTTTCTTGTTTTGAATAAACAAGGATTTATATAAAAATCTTTTTTGCATTTTAAACAAGAAATTTTTATTTTTTCTTTTAAGGTATTTGGCAATATCAAATCGCCAGACAAAAATTTTTGTTTTAAAGATTGACTATGTTTTTTATAAATAGATTTATTTCTATGTAAATTATTCCATGTTACGGAACAACTTTGTGAACAGAATATCTTCCTCTTATCTTTTGTTAAGAATTGTTCATTGCATTGTTTGCAATTTTTTTGCAAATCAGATTTTTTTAATTTTTCTGATATTTTTTTATAGTTGTTTTTACTACTAATAAATCTATTTTTACAGAGAATTGAGCAGAAACGATTCTTAGAATTTTCTTTTAAAGAAAGACACCATTCACAAATAATTTTCATATATTAGATATAGTTTAACCAAATTGGACATGATCGGGTACGATCCGACAACCCCCGGCTTGCAAAGCCGGTGCTCTCCCAATTGAGCTACACGCCCTAACCCCTCTTGCGAGGGAGATTTACAATATAAAAATTATAAAACACTTTGACTAAGCTAAATCAAACCTTTTAAAGTGTGATAAATTCACTAAATTAATTACGTGTTAAAAGTTTTAATTCTAACACACCCGCAACGACAATTTATCAAAGTCACAGGAAAATCATATAATAACATATAAAGAACATACTCAAAATATGATTGCTCTTACTTTGAATAACTTATATAATATATATCAGCTATAAATTAAAGTTTATACTATTTAGAATCTTTTTCTAAAAGAACAGCGGCATTATAACAAAGAAATATAATTTCTTGAGGGAAGAATTTTGACATGTTCATGATTAACTGTTGTTTAGTCATTCCATATCTCATTCTTTGTCGAATTGCTTGGATACAAGCTTCTATTTGCCAATGGTCTTGCATGATAATTTTATGGAGATATGCAGAGTCGAACTGCGTCCGGAAACAATCAAAAATTAAAGTCTACGTAATCTAGCTTCTTTATTTAGATTTCAATATAAGAACACCAAAGAGCAGGTTTTAATATATTTAGTTTTCTATATGTCAACCATGGAAAAGAAAACAATATACATGGTCCAGTTTGATCAAATGACAACTATATAATCGGCTCAAACATGCGTTTCATATAATTGCTTGCTGCTATCAGGCTGCAAGAGCGTAAGAACTATCGTTGGCTTACATTATTTGTTTATAGTTTTAAACGGTTATAAACACCCGTTACTACGCATTTAATATCTCAAATCTCCGTCGAAACCAATTTATCCCCTTTCAAGTTTAAATATTAATGATTTAAACTTCATTTATTCTTTTTATAATATTTGAGCGAAATTCCAAATTTTTCCCAAACAAATTTTCTTATTTTTTTAACATATCGATTTCTAATAGAAATGAATGTTGGTTTATAGCCGTCTTTTATTTCATGGCAAGAATTACATAGCGGCTGAATATTTGTATGATGATTACTTCCTCCATTTACTAATGGAACAATGTGATCAATAGTTAAAATTTTTCTATTTTTTTTACCACAATCGGCGCAGGAAAAGTTATGTTCTTTAAGAACAGTCATCCATTCAGAAAAATAAATTCTTCCAGTTGGATTTCTCTTATTTCTTTTTCTTTTATTATTGTTTCTAATTCTAGCTCTTTCTGCAAAGGCACAATTACGGCAAATTAAATCACCATACTCTTCTGAAGCCCATGGATTTTTTTCCAAGAAACTAGAACACAATTGACATCGATCTTTGAATTCGCTTTTATTAATAAAATATCTATTAATCTTGATGCTCATAATCGTCCATAGTTGTGTGAATTTCGTCATTAGGGTTGATAGCAGCATCATTATAACACTTTGCGGGATTTACAATACGCATAACACCAAAGGTATTATTGTCAATAGTATAGTAAGCCTTACGAATGCCATAATTGTATAAAACATGTTGACAAATAGTACAAGGTCGTGCCATACCGACACATCCCATCTTCTTTCTACGAGCAACAAAGATCTTTGTTCCACGCAAATCAATCTTGCCACGAATCTTTAACACAGCATCCATCTCTGCATGAGTAGAAAGACAAAAATCTCTTCCTGCTCCTCGGGCAATATCAGCATAATGCTCAACAAAGGCATTTGTATTGTGCTTGTTATAGCCGATGCTAATTGGCTTACCTCCCTTAATGATTACAGCAGCCAAATAATAATCAATGTTATGATGATAATTGTGACTATCAGCATAAGAAGTAGCCATCTTTAAATACTTGTGCATATAAAGAATATAGCATAATGTATCGCAAGTTTAAACCTCTAAACAAGAATCATTCATCCATGATCCATTTAAAATTTCTTAAAATAGGATCATTCATATTTTGACTTTTGGTTATAGAAGCATTTCTCATTTTTTCATGAGGCTGAAGCACACTTGCATTTGTTGGAATAATCGGTGGCATATATGTATTTTTCTGCCCCCATTCGCCATTCTTTCCCATAAACTGAGTATTTCTAGACATACCTTGCAACATTGATATTGCTACTTCAAGTGAATCATATGCGGTAGTACCGGCAGCCTCGTAAAGATTACAAGCAATAGCTAATGACATTATTAAGTCATCATTATAGCCCTTCATTGCTTGAGCTTTATTATTTTTCCAGATAAATGTTTTGATCTCATTGATCAAGCGAACAGAATATAATCTAATTTTTTGATTTCGTAATACTCCCTCTAACTTTGCTAACATTTCTTCACGAGTTCTTGCACTTGTAGTAAGACCAGGCATCTCATCTTTTATTTCATCATTAACAGGAGTTATGAAAACATTTCTTGAAAATTTCTCATAAAAAAGATTTTTATAATTGCTCTTTTTAAGAGCAGTTGCAGTCATAAGACCAAATGAATTTAATTCTGGACATAGAAGAGCTTGATTATATTTGAATCCAAGATCTATCATTAAATCTGCCAATTCATCTGGGGGAATCTTACCTTGGAATTCTGCGGCTTGTTCGTCTTTTGTAGTATCAATTACTTGAATCGTACTAAAGTCTCCCGCATCCCCTCTAGCTATATCTGCCGTAATTAAATACTTGTGTTCTGGTTCAGCATATTTCCATATCCAGACATTTCCAGAGGGTCCATAGTATGCAACTGGTTTGCAACAATTGTTCTCAAGAGCATCTAAAAATTCTGTTTTTAAGAACGTATCACCACTTGAATTAAATGCACACAAAAGTTCCTGATTTACTCCACGTTCACCTTTTGCAGATACAATCTCTGCTCTCTGTTCTTCAAACCATTGTTGATCTCTTTCCGGATGAACGGTCCAGGGAAGTTCAATACGATAAAAATTATTCGTACCTTGCCCTGGATTTTGCTTCCCTTCTCCATCTTCGCCTTCTTTAGCCCCTAACCAAATCTTATGAAATAAAGTTCCAACACCACTCGGAGAACTAATTAAAATAGCACTTCCGCCAGTGTTTGAGCCTAAAATTCCATTCTGTAGAAAGGTGTGACTACGTGGTACTGTAAAATCATAAGTTTTAGCTTTGCCAGATTGAGTTTCTGTAACAGGATCCCAAAAGAAATCACCAATTACATTATTGAAAAATTCTGTAATATTTTGATCGTTGCATAATGATGGATTTGCTGTATAAACAAGACTTTTAAATTTATTCAACCAAGTGTTGCTAACGAGTCGATTAGAATCGTTTCCATTTAAAAGATTTGTTCTTAAACCATTTTGATGAAACCACCATTTTGATTTATTACTTTTTTTAATAATCTCATTTAGTGTTTTGTTAATAATTGATATTGGGCAACGATTTAGATCACTATGTTTCTTATTGTCTACAAGAAGCATTTGTTTCTGTTTTCTTTGTATCCTAAACCCTATTTCTTCTGCAAATTTTTTAGATTCACTTTTTGGAATTTCTAAAACCCAACTCGTTCTGGCTGAACGTGTGTTTGTTAGTTTTGTACGTGATTTCTTTTTATTAACATTTGGGTGAAATCCCATATTCAATAATAAAAGTTGAATATCTTTGATCATTTGCTCAGATGTTAATTCAATTTTTGCAAAACTTTTATATGCCGTGCCATCCCCATCAAATAAACCAGATAAATAATTTTGTTGTGTTTGTTTAGTGCTAGTCCAAATTATATTTGGTACAGTTTTACTATACGATAGTTGTTCAGACGAAACACCAAGTTCAATTAATTTTTTAACAGCCGAAACCGAAAACAAAGTAAGATTATATTTTCCATAAGCTTTAAAATTTTTTTCAAATATCGTATTTTTTGCTTTTGTTAAAAATACATCTCGAAATTCATTATCTGCATTTGTAATTTGTATTCCTGTATGTTCTATTCTTTTATTTTTATTTCTTATTCTTTTTTTAATACAGCCTTCTGCTGAATATCCACCAAGCATATAAGCAAGATCTGGATCTAATTCCTCTGTTCCGTAACAATTCATACCAATTTGAATACGAAGATAATCTCCATGTTTTATATGCTGGATTTGTTTCATGGACCCACCATTAGAATCAAGAATCCATAATGGATGCTTTAATGTTCCTTCTAAGTTATATCCATGTTTTGTTGTTAATTTAATTGTATCGCTTTCTGGAGAAACATAACCGTGTGAAATTGGCTCAAGTCCATTTTTTCCGTAGACTTTCCAATTATTGATTTCAAAGTATTCACCAATAAATCTATTTTTGTGAAAATCTTCAATTGAAAATATACCCTTGTCAGTAAAGACCTTAGTGTTTCCAACAAGACAAGATAAAGTTGGCCACAAACCAAGCCATAATTCATCAATACCTTCAACGTGAGCACAGTTATGACTTAATATATCATTTGTATAGTATCGATATCCATCTTTTACATTTACAAGATCAAACATATCTTGTGATTTACAGATTTTTTCAACACATAATACCGTTTGATATACATCATTTCTTGTCTTAACAAACATTTCAAATGGTTGAATTAAATCAGCAAATAAAAATCCTTCAGTATCTTCTTCAAGAATATCTTGTTTTTTTTGCTTTACAAATAATTGATGACCGCCAGAACAAATTATTTGCTGATCATTTTCAAGTGTAATTTTAAGTACATAATCTTTTTTTACTTTTTTTACACCTTCAAAATCTTTGAATCCATCAGGAGTTAATACCTGCCATTCAGATATTTTTTTTATTTTTTCTTCTTTATCGGTTTTGCTCATTGTTATATTTTTTAATTATAAGCATTTATTTTTAATTTTATAATTAAACATTAAGGTAATGACCGACTTTATTTGGTTCTTAACCAAGTATATTTGATTGTACCGCAATCCCAGATTCGATCATATTTATTTAATCTCATATTTTCCCATTCTGTAAGATTTTCATCATAATTAGAAAATAGTTTTTTTATTTCTGTTTTTCTGTATTTAAATCGGTTTTCTCTTAATTTAAATGAAGTTTTTGGATTTACATAAAAATAATTTGGCTCAGAGTAAGAAGTTAAATCAAATCCAGATTTTATATATACATTTTCTTTAATTGTAGATGTCCATCTTCTGTCAGCATATGAATAAACTTTAAATGGCATATATATTTTAATAAAATAGTTAAATAATTTTGATGCTATTCCAACTCCTTTTATTGAATAATCCGTCGCAAATCTTATTAATTCATATGTACCTTCTTCATTTTTTCCAGACAGATTTAATCTAGGTTTTCCAAAAGTCATAACAGCAATCAATTCTTCTTTAAAGAAAGCACCAAAACGAATTTTAGAATTAGTTTCTGCTCCTTGAAAATGATTTTTTTCTAGAAAATCATTACAATTTTTAGGACTAATTTCTTTTATGGTGCATTTTCTTGCATATACAGAAGTTGTTTGATTTCTCAATCCAAGAATATGAGAAACTTTTTGTTTGATTAAATCTTTTTTAGCATCCCATTCATCTTCAAATATATGTAATAATTGAATTTGTTTTTTTTCACATTCGATAGTTTTTTGCAGATGATATCTTTTATCTTTGCCACCAAATATTTCTGTATGCCATATATTTCCATTTAATTCAATAGCGATATTATAATCTTGTAAATAAAAATCAATTTCTTTATTGATGTTACACAATATTGTTGTATCATTTTGTTTAATAGAATCTAAGTTTATTTTTAATTCTTCAACAAGAAATGCTAAAAACTCTTGATGAAATAGAGAACATTTATTTTGTTTTCCGATAGGAAAACAAGTATGGCAGCGAGGATATGATCTTGGTTTAGATTTGGCTGTGCCAAAAGAATTCATTACAAATGAATGATTACAAATTTTACATTTAAACGTTTTATTATCTAATGATAGCAACTCAACATTTTCAAATGTTATATTATATTTTTTAATTCGATCAATTACTTTTTGTTTAATTTTTTGTTTAGATTTTTCTCTATTTTCTGGTAAAAGGAGTGCCCATCCACCATTATTTGCAACTGTTTCTTTTACTTTTCTTTTTACATCTTCAGATTGCATTGGATACGAAACCCCATATTTTATAAGATTTGTTTTGATTGCTTTTTCTTTAATTTCTTTAGCTTGAGTAAAGTGCTCTACCCCATATTTAGAAAAACTGGTTTGCCTTGTTTGTTTTTTATATTCATCTGTTTGAGTATAATTTTCAACGCCATGCCTAATAAGATTTGTTTCAATTGCTTTGGCACGATTAACATAATTTTCATCCCCATAACGGAGTTTTTTTGTATTTTTAACTTTTTCTGGAACGTCTTTTATCTGAGACGCATTTTCTACTCCATATTTTAATATTAAAGATTCTTTAGTTCGTTCATATTTTAATTTTTTTGTGTCAGAATTTTTTTGTGAACATTTAAATGAGCAAAATCTTACATATCCAGCAGCTATTGATTTGAATTTTGTAGGTTTAGAACATTCTTTACAAGAAGGGCTTCTAAAACTAGAACCATATTCTTTTGGAAAGAAATTTAGTTGTTTATTAAAATATTCCTCTATTGTTGTCTCACCAGATTTTATATGTTTATATGTAACATGATTACAAAATCCTGAATAACCTTTTTCTATAGGTTGTTCATGTTTACAAAGTAAACATATATAATGACTTTTAGCGGTATTCGTCGGAATAAAACAAATTTCCAATGCTTTCGGCACGTTCTTCTCCTGTTTCTTTATTTCTTAGTATAACACAGGTAGAAGGAGATGTACATTCGTCTATGATTAATAAAGATAATCCCTCCGAACGTCCTGCATCTTTTCCAGTTGGAACGGCTTGAATTTTAGAACCATTAGAGAATTCAAGATAACGAACAGATTGAGCCTTAACCTGTGGCATTACAAGCCACTTAGGTAAGTTGCTATACATGCTATTGACCTTCTTAATAAAGTTCTTTGCAACTTCAAGACGGGTAGCAATAACAAGAATATTTTTATCTTTTTGAAATACAGCCATCCAAAGTGAATAAGCCGCAGAGAGAGTAGATAGACCTAACTGACGGCTTTTGTTTGTAATAACGAAACGATGCTTTTGGAAAGCGGTGAGACAATTATCTTGATATGGGAAAGTTTTAAATGGTAATGTACCTTTGGTTGGGTGAGAAATTTTTACATACCTTGAGATAAAGTAGGAAGCATCTCCGCCACATTTTATAATTTCTTTAATTTGTTCTGTTTTATTTGGAACAACACCAGACGTTGTAGGTTTCTTTATTCTTGACATTAGATCAATCTATTTCAACAAATACTCCAACTCTATATAAAGCTCTTTTCATTGGATTGTATAGGGAATAGTTTAAAAATTCAAAAGAATCATTAAAACTTTCTTCCATAATTTTGCAAGAGATATCCTGATTAAATTCTGTCTTATATCTTTCTGTTAGATCTTTTAAAGCGGCTTCGATAATAGCCATACCTTCTTTTTCATAACGTTTTCTTGATTCTCTCATCATAGTTTCAGAAGGGAAAGAAACAGTTGTAAGGCAGAGAACTTTAAGGAATCCATCGTCTAGGAGTTCATATTTTAGGGAATGGGTACCAAAACGGGAATGATTCATTCCAGAAGAACCAAAAGAGCTATTAAGGAGTCTGGATAAGTTTACAAATTTTTTATAATCTTTTACTAGCATAATATTTTACCGATTACCGATCATTTAAAATTAATTATTGGTTTTGAGGAAATAAATCTTAAGTTTATATATTCATTCCAGTCTTCTGATTCTTTATAGGGTAGGGTTCCACTCGTCCAGTCCACCCCCCTTGTATTTGTCCATCTATTGTCACAATGAGAACAGACTCCATGTTTTCTATAGGAGATAGAATCTTCCATTGTTTTCATGGGAAATTCACAGATTTTACAAAATAATGGAACTGTTGTTGAATTGTCTTTATGTTTTACAACGACTACTTTACCATTTGAATAAGTCAAAATTTCTTTTTCCATAATGGAATTATGGCAAATTTATTTTAAAAGTATTTTATATATTTTCTGATTTATCTTGATTCCTGATAACTTCAGGAGTTTCTGCTTCTGGATTTTTTATTGTTGGAGCATGTAATGTTGGATTTGAAGTTGTTTTTGGAATATCATCTGGCGTGTATTTCCATATGTACCAGGTGACAGCTTGAACAGATTGAACTGGAACATCTAATTCTTTAGCGGCTTTTAAATAATCATCTACCATTTTTTGCCTGGTTTCTTTAGAAGGCTTCTTTAATCCTTTTAATGCCCTTTTTTCTCCACGCCAAATGTTGATAGCATGACCATCGAGAACAAGATTATTTTCAACGCTTTTTGGATCTAGTAAAGATTGATAAAAGACTGTAACTTTTGGACCTGTAACTAAAGAAACGTCACCAGAGTCTTTTATTTTATTTGCTTTTGCAAGAGATATAGGATAGGCATTTACTTTTGGACTGCCCTGCATAACACGTTCTGCTGCCAGTAAATTGCCTTTCCATTTGTTTCCTGGAGATAGCACAGCAACAATTGCTGCCATCTTTTCAAAAGGAATATTGTGAGTATTAGCCAAATCTGTTACGTCATCTTTGGCATGATAATACCATCTTCCCCAATATTCTTTTTCTTCAGGGGTAGCTTGATTATAAACTGTTTTTATGTTATTTATTCCATCATTAGAAGATAGATTTAATTTAGAAAGACCAAGAGGATTTATTCTTTTTGGCTCTACAATAACTTCTTCTATTGTTTCAAGTATTACTTGTGAAACAATTGTATCTATATATTCTTTTAATAAAGATTTCATATTGAGATTACATATTGAATTTTAAATAACCCATATGATGTAATGCCATATAGGCACAATCTGGATTTCTTATTTTACAATCAAAAAGCATTTTTTCGAGAGTAGGAACATCGACATAAATAACTTCTAAAAATTCATTTGGGTCTAGATCTAAATTCTTTGCAACTTTTTTACATTTTGTTGCGGCAAATATGTGACGTTTCCCAGATGAATAAGGAGAATATGATCTGTTTCCTAAATACATCATTTTACCAGCGTGAGCAGTTTCTTCTAGTAATTCTCTTTTAGCTGATTCAATAGGCTCTTCTCCTGGATCTATCATGCCTCCGGCGAATTCATATTCTATTTTTTCCGTACCTGGACGAAATTGTTTTACTAGGATAACTTTTTCATCTTCTGTTATAGCAAATATATTTACGCTATCTTCTTGATTATCGATAAAACTGGTATAAGTTTCTCCATTTGGCAGGAGAAAGGTTTTTTCAGTTATTTTCTTTTTATATCCAGAAGGGGTGTGACGAAATTTATATTTTTTTTCTTTTAATTTTTTCATGATCACCACTTACGACAACTCCAATATCGAGCCGTTGTCTTATCTTTTGCTGTGGCGCATTTATGTCTAGCACGAAATGATTTTCTACGTTTTGGATTACTTTTTTTGATTCTCATATTTGGATCGCCAAAGTTAACCTTTTTAACATTCCCAGTTTTTGGGTTTTTTACGTAGACTTTAAATTTTTTAACATCTCCTTGCATTGGTTTATTAAGTGGAACGGTACGACCTTTATATTTTGCTTCATTTATTTTGATATTATAATCAAGATCTTGTTCATGAGGAGACAATAAATTAGCTACCATAATTGCTTCTGCGGCTCGCTCAACAGATTTCTCCCAATCTTCAGAAATATTTTCTTCTTCAGTTGACAAGGTTTCTTCTTTGTCTGGATTTAAAAATGCTAGCAATTTTTGCAACGCAGTCTTTGGTTTGCCTTCTTGTTTTTCTCTGTTTTCTAATTCTTGTGCTTTTTTTGGTTTTAGTTCCGAAAAATTATGGATATTTTTTTTGATTTCATTTTTAATTGTTTCTAAATCTATTTCATCTCTTAATGAAGAAAGTTTTTTCATTTCATCAAAGATTTTTTCTGCATCTGGATCAGAAAAAAGAATTTCAGATTCTAGAAGGTATTTTATTCTTTCTTCTTTTACCACGGACTCAATTAATAATTTTAAATTTGTTTTTGACATAAATTCTCTTTTTTTAATAAATAATATTATGTATCTCAATTGACAAATAAAAATATTAAAAATAATAATTCAAAAAATATTTTTGTTTTAAAAATGAAAAAAGATTCTAATTAAAAAGAGTTAAGAGGTAATGTTTTTTGGCTAATAATCTTGATCAGCAAAAGCAAATGAATGAGCTTTTGGAGAGGCAAAATCAACTTTGGGAAGCGCAATCTAAAAATCTCAAAGTTCAATCTGCTTTAATGGCTCAACTTGTTACTTCAATGCAAAAAATAAATCCAAAAGATCAAGTCGAAGGGATGACACAACTAAATGATGTAATTCGACAAATGCGAGAAAATGGAGAAGATCTTGGAGATGATCTATCTAGTGGTTTTGACAGAGCCTCAAGAGCCGGTCAAGATTTTTATACATTAGGCGGTGTTCTAAATGCCAAAATATCTGAAATGGGGAAAAAGGTTTTAGGAAATATCCAGCATTTTTCAAAATTTTCTGTTGGATTAATGGCTGCCAAGGGTGCCATGCAAGGATTTGCTTTCAGTTTTAATTTGTTAAAAAGTGCAGGTTCTCTTGTTACTTCTTTGGTGGGAAGTATATTTCAAATAGGTGCAGCTATTTTATCTCTTCCATTCCGGATATGGGATGCATTTTTAAATATGCAAACAAGCGGAAGCAATGAATGGCGACAAGCATTAGAAGAAGTTAGAAAAGCATTTGGTGATTTAACTAAAAATTCTGCGGCCGATCTTTTAAAGATGGAGAAAAATTTAAATGGAGCTATAGCGGAAACTGGTCTTAGTACCTATCGAATATTTGGTAACAGAGCAGAACAATTAAATACTTTAAGAGAATATGCAACAAAATTAGGTGCAACATTTAATGTTTTAAGTAAAAGTATTGCATCTAGTGCTAATGAAACTGAACGATTTGCTGCCTATATGAAAGGCTTAGGAATGTCGGACGCTGGTATTAAAGGCGTTGGTGAGCGAGCAGTTGCTCTTGGTACCACAGTAAATGAAATAGGCAGAGAAATAACTACCTTTGCATTCCAGGTGGGCGAGGCGTTTGGTATAAATGGAAGACAAATAAGTGCTGATGTTGGAGAAATGATCGGTGATGTTGCCAATTTTGGAAATATTACAGTCAAAGAAATGACTCAAGCAGCAGTTTTTACAAGAAAACTTGGTCTTGAATTCAAAGCAATACTTGGCACAATAGAAGCATTTGATAATTTTGATAAAGCTGCTGAAGGTGCTGCACAGTTATCGCAAGCATTTGGTATGAATATTGATGCTATGCAAATGATACGGGAAGAGGATCCGGCTGCACGGTTTGAAACTTTGCGGCGAGCATTTTTTGCAACTGGTAAATCAGTAGAATCAATGACAAGACAAGAACGTGCTCTTTTAGCTGCACAAACGGGTCTTACTGCTGAAGCTGTTCAATTAGGTTTTGCTTCTAAAAATCAAGCAATGAGTTATGATCAAGTTCAAAAAGCTGCTGATGGAGCTTCTAAAAAACAATTAACTCAAGAAGAGGCAATGCAAAAACTTGCCAATTCTATTGAAAGATTAATTAAATCTGGCAGCCAATTGCAAGGTGGATTTATTCAGCATTTCTTAGCTGGCTTTGAAAGGGGTATACGGCGAAGTAAAGAATTCCGAGAAATGTTTTGGGCAATCCAGCGAGCTTTAAGAGATACATTTTGGGCAGGCGCACAAGTTGGACGAATGTTCGTAGATGTATTTCCTGGAGTTAAACAATTCTTCGGTGGAATCGCTCGCATTTTTGATAGAAATCGATTTAGAGAAATGTTGGCTGGCGTAAAACAGACCTTCTTCCAATTCTTTAGTGATATTACAAAAGATCCGCAACAAGGAGTTCAAAAATTTTTAGATTCATTGAAAGATAATTTCTTAAATTGGTTTAGTAATAGTTCCGCAGAGGGAATTGGAGTTTTAAATGGTTTAAAAAATTTCTTTAAAGCAATAATAGGTATTATAACTCAATTAGGTCGAGTAGCTATTCAGGGATTAATTGATGGTATTAAAGCATTAGTTAGATATATTAAAAATCCAACAGATTTAGGAATTACTGAAGCTGCTGATGGGTTTATGGGTACTATAATAGAGATATTTGGTCCATTGTGGGAAATGTTAGTTGAGATGGCTCCGCAATTAAAAGATGCTATAGTAGAATTATTTAATGTTGCAATTGATGCAGCTATAAAAGCATTAGAACCATATTGGGAAGAATATGGCAATGATATTATGTTCTATATGGGATTATATTTTTTTGGTCCAGCACTAGTGGGAGCTTTTGCTGGAGCAATTAGTAGTTTTTTTCTTAAATCAATTGGATTAGGTTTAGGAAATTTAGTTACTGGTGGGGCGTTAAGCGGAACAATTGGTAACTTTTTCAAACGAATAGCTGGCATTGGAACTGCTGTTGCCAAAGCTCCTACACCAACAGATGCTGCTCCAGTTCCATCTAAGGGATTTTTACAATCTTTAGCAGAAGGAGCAAAAGCTATTGCCGATTTAAATGTAAAATGGGGTAAAGCTACTGAAAATGCTTTAAAAATAGGAGTAATGATTGCTGTTGGTTTACTTCCATTATTACTAGAAATAGGATTGCTTGCGTTTGGAATTCAACGATTAGGAATATCTGCAACCAGTATTGCATTAGCAGGAGCAATGGTAGCTGAAGCTGCTGCAATTGTTCTTGCTGTAGGTTACATGGCTAAAGCTTTAGCGCAAGTAGGAAATGTTAAAAGGGCAGAAAAAGCTTTGACTAATATAGCAGTATTTATTGCAGCTTTAGGTGCTATTGCATTTGTTGAAATTGGAGCATTTATTATGCTTGTTCAAGCAACAGGTGTAACTCCTGAACAGGTACAAATTATACATGATTTAATGATAACAATGTCTGAATTCTTTGTTGTTGCTGGTGGATTAGCTTTAGCAACAATAGCAATTTCTGCATTTGCCGCAGCAGGAACAGCCGGATTAGCTCCCGTAGGAGGTTTTATATTAGCTCTAGGCGGAATAATGGCTATTTTGACTGGAATAATGAGATTGACAACGGCTGGAATGTCGGGCGCAGAAGTACAATCTTTAGCAAATCTTATTAGCGTAGTTAGTGAATTTATGTGGCAGTCAATTCCCTTAACAATAGCTGCAATGGCTCTTGGTGCGGCATTATCTGGTCCTCAAGCTCTTATTGCTGGTGGTCTTTTAGCTGTAGCTTTTATAGCTATTGGAGCTACAGTTGCTGCTGCTTTAGGAGCAGCAGCTCTTATAATAACAGCAGCCAGAGGAATTGAAATGAATTCCGAAACTGAAAATAAAGTTAATATTATATTGAGAATATTTGAAATATTAGTTGATTTTATTAATGCATTTACAGATTTAATTAGTTTAGCTCGTCCTTCTGGCGACGTAGAAGGAAATGGAGGAATTTTAACGACAACTTTAACTAAAATAAATAATTTTATTGGTGGACGAAATGGATTATTGACTAGGACAAAAGACTTTTTAAGTCAAGTAGTAACAATAGCAACTGGAATTCCTCCAGGTCAATTAAAAAACATAGAGGCTGTAACTTCAATTTTGAGTTCTGTAATAACATTTGTCTCAGCGATTACGGACATAGTAAAAGGTGTACACGAAAGAGCTTCCTGGTACGAATCAACTGCTGAGGCAATGGATGATTTTATAAGAGACACTAAGAGAATATTGGATGTTATTATAGGAGACGGAACAAATGAAAATCCCGGAATCAGAGTTATAGCTACTAGAATTATTAATATATTAAGTGGTATTACTGCTCCTCCTGAGCAAATTGCAACCTTAGCTAAGGCATATGGTGATATTTTAACTTCAATAGGAAATTTTGTTAGTAATGTAGCTAGTGCTGGAAAAGGGCTTGAATCAAATGATAATGGTTCCTTAACGAATTTAAGACAATTTATTACAAATACAGCAGACGCATTAGTTGGAGGTGAAGGCGGCGGAATATTTGGAGGAGCAATTAAAACATTGCTAACTAGTTTAGTAGATTTTGCAAAAGACGTATCAGAAGAAGACGTTAAAAAAATAGAACCTGTAACAAAATTTATAGGTCCATTTTTTACTAGTTTAGGAGAGATTTCAAAATCATTATCTTTGGTAGGCGGTGGTTTAGTTAGTAGTGCTTCCGGCGGCGGAACAATCGATCCAGCCACTATAACTAATTTAGGCACAATGTTTACAGGTATTTTTGGTGCCCTGCGAGATTTTTTACCTACATTAATAACTAATTTAAATGCATCACTGCGCGGTGTTGATACTTCGTCATTACGTACAAGAGCAAAAAATTTAGCTCCTGTTTTTGAATTAATAACAAGTGTTTTAAATGCCGTTAATCAATTTTATTGGATGGTTCGTAATGCTAAAGGTGATGGAGGCACTGCTGGTGGACTTACTCCAATAATAATTGATAATTTTAGGAATTTATTTACGGGACCACTTAGCTTTTTTACTATCTTAGATGCAATATTAGATGGAGTTAAAACACATCTAATAGATAATAGGGGTTTACGCAAAGTTGCTGGAATTAATGTAGAACATGTAAAAAAACTAAAAAACGTAATGGAATTACTTGGAACAATTTCAGAATCTGTCACGGCAATGAAATCTGCTTTTACAGTTGCAGGTACTGAAGGGGGAGCATCATCTATGATGACAGCGGCACAAGTTCAAGAAATTTTTAATCCGTTAGTTGCAATAATTTATTCTGTTTCCGATCAAACTTATTCACCATCTGGTGCAACAAGTGCGCCAGGTTTAAAATTTAATCAATGGTTAACTAAATTTAAAGCTGAAAACATAGATACAACAGTTTTAAGTAAATTAAGTACTACATTAGGTACATTATCATCAATTGCAACTAGTGTAGTTTCTTTAAAAACAACTACTGCAAATCTAACAGGAGAGAACCGCACAAATATAGCAGAGATAATTGAACCAATTATCTTTGCAATATTAGCTCTTACGGAAGATAATTACGGGGGAAGAAATTTGCCTACAATTTTAGCGGAATATTCTGGAGCGAGATTTAATCCAAGAATAATGTCAGCAGCAGCCAGATCAATGAGCGCGCTATCTCCAGTAATAAGAGGTTTTGCAGAATTAAAAGAAGTACTTGAAGACGCAAATATAACAGATGTTGCTTGGATTGGTCCAGCATTTATTGGAATGTCTGAGGTTATATCTCGCATGGAAGGTATGCCAAATGATAGAATTCGAACCGCAGCAGAATCATTTAATTCTCTTTCTTTATTGGGAAATAGTATATCGGAATTTAAAAATTCTTTTGATCCGGCAATGTTTTCTGATAATTCATGGAT